GCAGGGCCAGACCTTGCAGTTACTGCAACGCAACGAGGAAAACCTCAAGGCTCAAGTTGCCGCTGGACTCATCAGTGCGGACGAATACAAGCGCAGAACCCAAGAGAACAGACGGTTGATCGACCAACTGTTGCCGCCAGTCCCAATGGAAGGCGCGGCATCTCAAAGTACTGCCGCCCCGCAACAAGCTCCTGCGGCACCCCAGCCGAGCGCTGAAGCAGGCAAGGAGACCGCGAAAACCATCAATGGCAAGGACATCTCAAACTTTGAGATCAAAAACTCCTTCGCCCTTCCGCACAACATGCCGAAAGACCTTCTGACCGCGCAACAGGTGATTGAGAATGAGGCGGTCATAAAAAATGCAGAGGCTGTCGAGGCGGCAAAAAGAGCGCAGTACATCAACCTTCAAAAGTTGAACGATCCTTTGGTCATTGGTGTGGCTCAAAATTCAATCAATGCCCTGAAAGACGCTTTCAGAACAAACCCTGAAATGATCCAAGACATCACCAATCAGGTGAGGAAATTGGGTGCCGCTGGCTCTGCCGCGCAGGCTGGTATTGCTGTCAATTGGGGTCCGATGGGGGCTTCAATTTCGTTGCCTGTTGAGGCGGCGGCAAGGGGCAACCTGAGTCAGACACAGCAGAACTACCAGGATGCGTTCATCAACAACTTGGCAACCGTTGCCTATTACGGCCTGCTGTCTCGCGGCATCAGCCCAGAAAGCGCTGGAGCGGACAAGTTCAGACAACTGCTGTTGCAAGAGACTGGCATCAGCCAGGGTGCAAAAGCAATTGCACACCAAGTTGATCTGAATGAGGCGCACCTCAAGCATGCCCAGAATCTTTACACCTCCATCAGGGATGCAATTCCAAGTGCAACGGCGTCAAGATCGCCCGCGCCCTTCTATGAGATCGACACCCAGCACCCAGGACCACGACTGGAATCTCGCAAGTATCAAGCAACCTTGGACTACCTCAACAAGTCATTTGAAAAGAGCATGAGGGAAGCCAGGGAGAAAGAAAAAAGGGGAGCTAAACCATGAGCGACGAGAAAAAAATCACCGACGCTGATATCGAGGCCGAGGTCAAAAAGCACATGGAGTCCATGGGCATGGTCGAAAAACCTGCCTCAACAAAACCCGTCAAACGCGATCAAAGCAAAGAAGCTCTTGAAGGGCTGGCTGGGCCGAGTGAAAAGTCTGATCTTTCACCAGAACCGCAAACAGCGCTTGGTGCCTTTATTGAAGGTGAATCCACCAAGCCAGGGGAAGCACCCAGAGAGAGAACGTCGAGCGAGATTGCTGGCGATTTGCAAAGGAACCTCATCAATCAGGTTTCAAACCTCACCCCAAATGAAATGAAGGCCTCTCTGGCTGGAGCCGCCACTGGATATTTGATTCCCAAAGCTAGTGAGCGATTTGGTCCTGGTTCGACTTACTCGCCAGAAAACGAGTTGTTGAATAGACAAAACAAAGCCGAACTTGAAATGAGGCAGGCCCAACCCGGTCCATTTCAACAATATGTCAGTCAATCTCAAAATTTGGCCGCTCAAAGAAACATCGCTCAACAGGCGCACATTGAAAGCCTGATGCGGCTGAACGAAGCCAAGGCCAATCTTGGCATGGTCAACTCATTGAGTCATGATATTTTCTTGCCGGAAGAGTTCAGGCTCTCTCAGGGTGCCCCATCTGTCACTTTGAATCGACAGCCGATTGGTGGGGAAGCAACGAGCAAGTACGCTGAAAAGTTTGGCCTCACCCCACAGGAAAGCCTGGAAGCGCCAAGCATGAGCAAGGTGCAACAGAAGATCCCTTCCGTCGCTCAGTCGATCACGACAGCGCAGAGAGTGGGTCCCGGTTTCCAAAAGTTTGAGCAAAGCCCACTCCTTCTTGGCCCTGAAGGTCAAAGCGCCCTTCAGCAAAAACACTCTGAAGAGATGAGCCGCCAAGCCAGGGTCAATGAAGCAAATGCCCAGGCGAAAGCGGCTCTTGCTCAGAGGATTGCCGACGCACAAAGGAACGTTGAAACTGCTGAAAAACTTCACGCAAAAAATCAAGAAGCTCTGGAAAAAGCCAACCAAAACATTAAGCTTCACACTTCTGCTGGCGCGCCGACTCAGACGACCCCAGAAGAGGAGATGCTGAAAAGGAAAATTGGTAGGTATGAGGGGGTTAGTCCAACGGCTCGTGTGCTGACTTCAGTTGGCAAGGTTTTGTTCCCACGAGCCACACCCATGGTTGCTGGAGCTTTGGCTCCCTTGCAGGCTCATGCGTCGAAGAAGGCTTTTGAGCAGGGGCAAACAGGCAGAGGACTTGCCTATGGCGCAGGTGCGCTTGGCAATGTCTTGCAAATGACTGGATTTTTGCCTGCTATGGGCGCAGGGGCGCTTTTGAACATTCCAGCGGCCTATTACGAGGCCGAGGACTTGCTGAAGCCTCCAGGTGCCTTGCCTGCTGGCAATCAGTGATCTGATCATGCCCACTGTCTCCTGGGCGTGAGGGGCATCGCAGTTGCCCTTGTTCAGCCCCCGGCCTCGCGGCTGGGGGTCTTTTTAGTGAATGATCAGGATCAGCGTAATGAGCATCATCAAAAAATAAAGTTTGATGAGCCGCATCATGATTAACCCCTCTTCTCCCTGAGCTTGTCAGCCACATGGGTGTTGAGGCTTGCGACGAACTCGATGCAGGCCTCTCTCTCCTGTTTGACCAGCTTGGGCGCGGCCTTTGCGATGAACGCATTGGCCAGCTTGACCAGATCATCCTGGAGGAAGTTGTAGTTCTCCTCCATGTGGGTGTTGACGAAGACTTCGCTGATCTCCTGTGGTGTGAGGACGGTCATGCTCATTCCCCAATCGTTGCCTGCTCGGCGATGATGGAGGCGACCTCCACCTGAACGCCTTTGCTCATGATTTGCGCCACATCGATGGCCTTAGCCACCTCGACGGTGAAGGTCTTGCCTGCAACGTGACGAAGGGCCTGCGCTTGGCTGACTGCCTGCACGAGGTGCGATTGGCCACCAGAGGTGACTTTGTAGATGCGTTGATCTGCCATGGTTTTCTCCTTAAAAAATGATTTCTTCTGACTCGGGTTGTTTTTTGACTAGCCACTCAAAGGTGACTTCATTCGCTTCTTTTTTTCTTGAGGTTGAAATTTTTCCACCGCCGTACACCCGAGTGAAGTAAGCCGACATCGATGAAGCTATGGTGTCAATCTCGTAATCACCACAACGAACAATGCCAAAGTCCCCCTCTTGAAGGGGTTCAATAATTTGATTTTTGATATAGTCTGTGATTTCGCCGATTGGGTATTTGTTAGGCGCTCTCCTCTTGATGTTGGTCTCGATATGCCCATCGGGTAGTTCAATCGTGAATTTAGCCTCCAGGCGGTTCAAATACACGACGACCTGCTTCAAAATTTTTTCATTCATGTCGTTTGTCATGATTGATCTCCAAAACTGTTTTTGAGCTTCCAGAACTCAAGCAGGCACTGGAACATGGCCCAGCCCTTTTTGAGGTCATCCTCTGACCACTCCACGATCTTGACGAGGTGGGGGTTCCTGACGGCAACAAAGACGTTGGCGCACCGGGCGTTGGGTAGACCCAGGCCGTGGCGGTAGGCGGCGAGTTGCATGAGGTGTTCGTCGTAGGCGACGACATCGTCGTTGGGACCGAAGTCCTTGGACTTGATGTCGGCCACCAGACCGTACTTGGCGAACTCGTTGGCGGTGCAGTGCAGATCCACCTTCCCGCCAAAGCCCAGGTCGCTGGCAAAGGATCGCTCGACCAGCCAGGGGTTGTCGGGGTGCAGTTTGAAGTGATCAAAAAGCGCCTCCTCCACCGCCCAGCCGCGCGGCGACTTCTTGCCTGCGAAGTGGGTTTCCACCTCTTCGTGGATGCGTGTGCCTCGTTCTGCCGCCTGCTTGGCGGTCTCTTTGGAGTCGGCCACGATCCTGGCCACCAGATCCTTTTCGCTCTCATCATCCCGGCGCGGCAGGGTCAAGGCGGCAAGGAGCATTTGCTCCTGCTTCCAGGCCTCCAGACCGGGCTTGGCGGCGATTTTGAGGATGGTGGTGACCGAGGGTACCAAGTCGAGCTTTCGCGCGTCCCTGAGGGTCGTAGGGCGGTCTGAGCCGTCCTTGGCCTTCACGGTGTACTGCGGCCCACCATCCTTGCGATACCAGTGAACGGATTCCGCTGATCTTGCGATGATGGTGGTCATAGTCGATTCCTGTCAAAAGCAAAGAATTGGTAAAGCCCATGTAAAGGATGTGTCTTGTACCGTGTCCCAGGTGGGATGAGGAGCAAGGCCATCAGCCGCAGGGGCAGGAGGATCATCCACAGCACAGCCAGAAGCATGAGCGGCATGGAGTCCTCCAGGATGTTGAAAAGGTCAGACATGGGCACCTCAGAAGGGAATGTCGTCCACATCTTTGTCAGCAAACCCTGGGGCAACCGTCATGAGCTTGCCGCCCCTGCTCTTCTCAAACTCAGGCGACTGCATGATTGTCTTCTTCAGGCCGTCACTGAAGGTCTCAAAAAGCTCCCAATCAGGATCGCTGAAGCTGAACATGTAAGTTTGGTTGACCGGGGTAGGCAAGCCGTTTTGTTTGTAGATGGAGGGCACTGGGGTCACACCATCAACATTGCTGTAGATCCTGCTACCAGACTTGTCAGGGCTATCAATGATATTGAGCATGCACCACACACCCAAGATGTTCTTGAGGTCGAATCGACGCATCTCTTCTTCATTGAAATTCTTTCCGCGCCACATTTGAAGGTCTTTCCGCAGGTTGGCTTTTTCAGACCAAGACAACGTGTAGTGCTTGGTGATTGAAAACGGGCGACCATCCTTCATCAACATGGGATTGCCATCATCGTCTTTGCCATGCACTTCCCATCCCAGCATGATTCTGCGGACATATTTAATGGTCCCCATGGGCTGAGTTTTTTGGGTGCCCAAATCAACAACTCGATAGCACCGGGCAAGGTGCATTCCGGGTGGGCATCGCTCGAAAGAGCCGCCCGTGTTTTCAACGATCAAACTTGTCATTTCGTCCTCCTGGACAATCACCCGACCACATGGTCGTGAAGAAACTATAACACAACTCTAATTCTGTGTTAGACTTTTTTCATGGCCGAAAGCGGATGCTGTGCGGGTGTCAGGTCGCGGTGCAACTCCGTCCCGTTTCATGATCACAGACGTAGCGAGTAGGCCCATTTACGAAAGGAAGATGATGAAGCTGAAGAGGTATTTCAAAGGTGAACCGCGAGGAGCAAAGCAAGAGATGGCAGATTACCTGGGCATCACGCTGACTTGGCTGGGCCTGCTCATGCACAAAAAAAGAAAGCCCTCTGCCGCCCTTGCTGTGAAGATTGAGAAGGCCACACAAGGCCTCGTGACTGCGAAAGAACTGCGCCCCGATTTGTTCAAGTGACCCGCTGTTGGGTTTTTAAAGGAGACCATGATGAAACGTGCATTGAAATTCGTGAACCTTGCTGACATCAGAATTGATGGCGGCACACAAGTGAGGGTGTCTGTCAATCCAGAATGGATTCAGGGAATGGTTGACAACATGAAGAATGATGTCGAGTACCCCCCTGTTGAAGCTCGGTTTGACGGCACCCATTACTGGCTGAGTGATGGCTTCCATCGCTACCACGCACAGTCCCGGCTGGGCCTCAAAAGCATTGAGGTGTCGTATCTGCCTGGGACCATGCATGACGCGCAGATTGACGCCCTCAAAGCAAATGCCAAACACGGCCTGCCATTGACCAGGGAGGACAAGATCAAGAAGGTCCAGATGGCGCTGGACAACCCTTCGCTCAAAGACATGAACGATGTGGAGATTGCCCGGCTGTGTGAGGTTTCAAAATCGTTTGTTGGGGCTGTGCGCCGTCCCGAAATCAAACAAAAACAGGCCGAAGCCAAAAAGCAACACATCCTTAAAAAAGCACAACAGATTAGGGAAAACACCAAGGACGGTGGGTCTGAAAGCAGTAGTCAGACTACTGAGCAACCCCCCGTTGGTGGGGAAGGGCCTGACGAGGCTGAGTTGCTGGCCAATGAAGCCCAGCGAGAAGCCGACATGGCAATGGTGGCCAATTTGCTCGACGCTGACGACAAGATGGCGCACCTGTGGGAAGAAAACAAGAAACTGACTCACGAAATTGTCATTCTCGACTTACGTGTCAAAGAACTGATGAACGAGAAAAACGCCGCCATCAAAGTGGCCAAGGACCTGCAAAAACAACTCGACAAAATCAAAGGCAAAAAATGAGCAAAATCCCAGCGCCAACTGGGCGTGATGACGGATTTCCCAAGCCACGCCAATTCCAAATTGAAGCCCATGAAGCCCTGCGCCAGGGCATTCGTGACGGCCATAAGAACCAACTGATCATGGCCCCCACGGGGGCTGGCAAGACCTACCTGGGTCTTCGGGTGTGCAACGAGGCCATCCAGCGCGGCAAGCGGGCTGTGTTCCTGTGTGACCGCACCACCCTGATCGACCAGACCTCTTCGGTGGCCGACCGTTATGGGCTGACTGACCACGGCGTCATCCAGGCCAACCACTGGCGGCGCAGGCCTGATGATTTGCTCCAGATCGCCTCCGTGCAGACGATTGCCAAGCGCGAGTTCTGGCCTCAGATGGACGTCCTGGTGGTCGATGAGGCCCACACCACTTACAAGGCCTGGACCAAATTCGCCCAGGAGACCGGCGCGGTGGTCGTTGGGCTGTCAGCGACCCCCTTCACGACCGGCCTGGGGAAGATCTTCACCAACCTCATCAACGCCACCACCATGCACGACCTGACCGAGTTGGGGGTGCTGGTGCCCATGCGGATCTTCTCCTGCCGGAAGCCCGACATGACTGACGCTGAGACCCAGGGCAAGACTGGCGAGTGGACCGACAAGGCCGCTGAAGAGCGTGAGATGGCCATTGTGGGCGATGTGGTGAGGGATTGGAGCAGATATGGAGACAACCGCAAGACTATCGTCTTTGGGGCCACCATTGCCCACTGTGAGGAGTTGGCCCGCCAGTTCATCGCCAGCGGCGTCATGGCCGCAGTGTTCACCTCGGAGACCACCGACAAGGAACGCAAGGAGTTGCTGGACGAGTACCGCAAAAAAGACAGCATGCTCAAGATCCTGATCAGCGTTGAAGCCCTGGCCAAGGGTTTTGATGTGCCTGATGTGGGGTGCATTTGCGACGCCCGGCCCTTGCGGAAGTCCCTGTCTACCGCCATCCAGATGTGGGGGCGTGGCCTGCGGTCATCCCCTGAGACGGGCAAGAAGGACTGCCACCTGCTCGACTTCAGCGGCAACATCATCCGATTCTTTGAGGACTTCAACGACATTTACTTCAACGGCCTCGACAGCCTGAACGACGGCGACAAGCTCGACAAGACCGTGAGGACGAAGGAGGAGTTTGAGAAAAAGGGTTGTCCTCGCTGTGGGTACAGGCCCTATCACAAGCGGTGCATGGCCTGTGGGTATGAGAAGCAGTCCACCGCAATCACTGAGGTAAAGCCGGGCGACATGCGCGAGATTTACATGGGGGACGGCAAGAACAAGAAGAAGATGGCCAACAGCGCCGAACACCTGTGGAACCAGTGTGTGTCCTACGCCAGGATTCACAGTAAGCCTGAGAGCCAGCAGGGCCGGGCCTACCACCTGTTCAAGCAGATGACCGGCCATGATCCAATCTGGAGATTCACGACAGCACCCCAGGTGGAGATTTTGAAAGCCGTTCACAACAAGATCCAATCGATGAACATGGCCTTCAAAAAAGGCTTGGCGGCAAGGAGTGCAAGATGACCTTTATCGACTTTGCTCGTGCCCATGGGGTGGAGATCGACCCCAACCGCCTGTACCCTTCCGACAGGATCAAACGCTGTGGCACCGTGGAGAAGCCACGCTCACTCAATGCCAGCTATTTTTGGGACGGCCAGCGCGGATGGGTTTGGGATTGGTCAGGAGAGGCCAGGACGATTTGGTACGAAGACCCCCATGCCAAACCCTGGACTGAGGAAGAAAAACGCGCCTGGGCCTCAAAACGGGCCTCTGCGGCCACCGAGCAGGAGAAGAAGTACCAGAACACCGCCATCCAGGCTGAGATGACCCTACGCGCGGCCAAGCCCGGCCACCACCCCTACCTCGAAATCAAGGGGTTCAAGGACGAGCAGGGGCTGGTGCTGGGCGACAAGCTCCTCATCCCCATGCGGAACGTGGTCACCAACAAGCTCCAGGGCTATCAGGCGATCCAGTGGGATATGGAGGCCAGGAAGTACGACAAGAAGATGCTGACCGGCATGCGGGCCAGGAACGCCGTCTACCGCCTGGGAACCAGCAAGGACGAGACATGGCTGGTCGAGGGCTATGCCACGGGCCTGTCTGTGCGCCACGCCCTGAAAAGCGTGGGGGTGTCGGCCAGCGTGGTGGTGTGCTTCTCGGCGTCCAACCTGATCCAGGTGGCCGACCAGATCCCTGGCAAGCGGTTTGTCTTCGCCGACAACGACGAGTCCCGGACGGGCGAGAAAGCCGCCCAGGAGACGGGCTTGCCCTGGACCATGGCCGACCAAGTGGGGTGGGATGCCAATGACCTGCACCTGGGGAAGGGTTTGTTCCAGGTGGTCAAAAAAATCATGGACTGCCGAAAGGAAGTCTTGATAAACTCTTGAACCGTTGGCGCACAGTAATCCGATTACACCTCCTTAGGTTCATTTGACCTGTTATCGGAAGCTCCCTGCGCCAGCACCAACACGCATGGGGATTCGGGCATTCACTTGCCCATCGGAAGACAGAAACCGAGGGGAGTCCCCAGCCGTGTTGGCATGCGTTGACACTGGATGAATCTTGTTGATACAATGCGAACAAATGCTGGGTAGTGGAACACCAAGCAAACGAGCCGTTAAGTCAGATCCCGACCCCGAATGGGGTTGCATGTTGCACCCAAAAAGTGTGATGTGTGTTCCACCGGGGTCTGTCTTAACGGCTTTTTTGTTTTCCACTCCTTGCCGTACTCCGCACGAAAGTAGGGGCCGCAAGTGGGGCCGCTCGGAAGGAAACCGCGACACGGTATGCCGCAAGGCTAGGGGGCAGTTCCCGAACAATCCGTGCGGCTGGTCGCATCGTCAAGCCGGGGGCATACGGTGGTAATCCGTAGCATGACGATCCACGCAAGTGGGGTGAAGCACCTTTCCCTTCCTTACTCCTTCGATGGGGTAGGGGGGGTCTTTGGGTGAAGAGATAGAGAGAGGCAAAAGAAGGGGAAGCCCCGAGCGCGGCAAACTCTAATTCGGTGTTAGACTGACCGAATGAAACGAGGAGTCGAAATGGAAAAGCTGGATCACGCAACCTACTTCCCAACTCATGTGTACGCTGTCAAGAAACCTGAGTTCCTGGAGTCAGTTCGGGAGGTGTCTGACAGGTACCTCGCCGAGGTGAGGCAGGAAAAGCAAATGACCGTCATGACGCGCACCTATGCCCATGAGGAGTCGATCAAGGAATTCGCTGAGTACGTCTCTCAGACGGCCTGGAACATTCTCCAGAGCCAGGGCTATGCGATGGACAAGCTGGTGACCTTCTTCACTGAGATGTGGACCCAGGAACACAACACCATCAGCGACATGACCTACCACGTTCATGGCATGGGTTCGCAGATCAGCGCGTTCTACTTCCTCGACGCGCCGCCTGCTGGATGCCAGTTCGTGATCCACGACCCGCGCCCCACCAAGATGATGATCAACCTGCCCCAGGCTGACGAGGGGAAGATCACTGACGCATCGTTCAACGTGATGTTCACCCCTGAGGCTGGGACGCTGATGTTCACCAACGCATGGCTTCCTCACTCGTTCACGAAGAACCTGAGTACCGAGCCGTGCCGATTCGTTCACATGAACCTGGGTGTGATGCCTGGACCTGAGCCTGAAGTGGAGGTGGTGTGAAGTACCGCATCAGGTTCAACAAGTCTCGCGGCCAGCCTGGAAGGGGCACTGTGGACCATGTCTGGCGGGTGTTTGACGAGACGGGCAAAGAATGGCTTTGCAAGCAAATCACGATGAACGTCTTTTGCGTTGGCGAGAAGGAACCCAACAGCGAAGACTGGAACATCGTTGCTCACGGGGAAATGAAGATCGACCGGGAAAGATCGATGATCAGCATTGTCTAATTCCGTGTTAGACTACTGTCACCACGCTGTTGTGGGTTAAGGAGGTGAGATGACGACATACTCGATGCTCGACGCGATGATGGCCAGCCACACTGAGCCGTTGCCCATCGAGAAGCGCATGTTCCAACTACAGGTGATGTGGGATGCCCTGGAGAGCTTGCAGACTGCGCCCAATCCCACGAAAGACGACTGGAAGGCTGTTGCCAGCGCCATCAACATGATGGAGGCCCTGCGCGACCTGGGCGCGGTGGAAGACCCCGAGAACCTCATCGACGATGCCAAGCAGTCCATGGGGAATGCCGGCATGCGCTCCCTGGACGGCAAGCCCATCCGACTTGATGGCAAGGGCCTGACGCTGATCAAAGGCGTCCTGGAGGACTATTGCGATGCCTTGGAGGCGCTCCCAGCCCGAACGGTCATCTCAGCCCACCGCTACGCTGAAAAGCGCATAGGGGCGATTCTGAGGGGCAAGAGACGCCAAACCGATGTGAGCGTGAAATGACTTCAGAAGAACAGCAAGAGATCGACGAGCGCAGGTTTGCATCCCGCCGGGCAACATTTTTGGCTGAGGGCCTGTGTGAGCCTGAGGCTGACGAACTGGCCCACCGCCTCATGGCCAGGGACATCGAGAACCGCACCGCCCTGGTCAAGGACGACCGCCGGGTGTGCTTTGAGTGCGCCCACTACCAGAACCGCCTGTGCGTGGCCATCCTGGACGCAAAGGGAAAACCCACCATGCCGCTGAGATTCATGCTCATGCGGTGCCCAAAATTCAAACTGAAGGGGACGAAATGAGAGTTCTTGGAATTGATCCTGGCTTGTCTGGCGCATTCGTGGTGCTGGACGGCAAAGAGGTGATCGAGTGGGGCTTGATGCCCACCATGGTCGAGGGGTCCAACAACCGGGTGAACGGCGCGGCGCTGGCATCCCTCTGGCGCTTCCTGAACATCGACATCGCCTACATGGAGCAGATTGGTGCCCGGCCCGGCCAGGGGGTGACATCGATGTTCACCTTCGGCCATGCGGCGGGCACCGTGCGAGGCGTCCTGGGGGCGCTGGAGATTCCAGTGAGGATGGTGACCCCACAGGCATGGAAGAAGCACGTTGGCCTTCTCAACCAGGACAAAGATGCCGCCCGGTCACTGGCCATCCAACTCTGGCCTCAGTGGCGGGAACTCGACAAGAAAGGCCACGGTCAGGCATTGGGTGACGCCGCCCTGATCGCCCTTTACGCATCGGAGGTGAAGTGAGCATCATGGAAAAAATCAAATGGATGATCATTCGGATGGTGACGTCGCACTACAAGCGCAAGCGGGGGCACAAATGAAGTTCTTCACACCCCGAGGAAAGCGCATCGCGCTGATTTGGCTAGTCAAGCTCAAGCGGCTCACGATCTTTCTCCTGCCCTTCGCCATGGTCTTCTGGGTGGGGCTGGAGTGGGGCAAGGCCATCGAGGCCAACCGCATTCACAACGACTGCAAGTTCACGAACGCATTTCGGATCACTG